ATATATGTCTTATGATTGTTATTACAAATATAGTTTAGCGAATCACTTTAGTTCCGTAAAGCGCTTTTCCACCATGGTTTTCTAGGGGTTCAAGTCTATTCGACTGCCTCTATGAATGACTGCACCTGTAGTATTCGAAGTCTTAGAGCCGCTCACAGTTTCGTTCTTATTACCTCGCACATCTAAATTCATATTACCACCAATCTTCATATTATAATCGCCAGCCACATTGGTATTCAGCTTGCCATCTTTAAGTACCACATTCATATCGCCTTTATCTATTTGTATATTCACAGACGCATTAGGACCTATCTGTATGTCATAGTGGTTGTTCTCTTCACCATTCTTATTAATGTATATCTTATGTCTGCCACCTATGGTAAGGTCAGCATTGCCTTCTATTATTGCTTGCCTTTTACCTGAAACTATGTTATAATGGTCACCCTTAACTATATTCACCTGTGTACCATTCGGAAGAATCTCCTGTGAGGTGCCTGTTCTATGTGATGTAAACAGCCTCTCGTTGTCTTTGGTGTCGTCTATCTCTGATATATGTCCACTCTCTGATTCAAATACATGATTGTATGGATAAACGGCCGCATATGGTATGGCAGGCTGTTCCCATGTATCCGAATCACTTGCGGTAATCTCTGTGCTGATATGTTGTTGTATAGGTATCAAGTCAAAGTCGGCTGTTGGGACGCCAGTCTTCCTCGTTAATTTTCTTAATTCTAAACCTAAATGTGGGTTATTACTATCATTGGTTGCCAACCTATTGGTGTCAACCTCATCCTTATACTTCGGATAAACACCGTTAGGGTCATAGAAACCCTTAGAGGAGTCTGCCAACTCTGAGGGCTTGCCAGGTAAAGTACCCATTATCATAGGCTCTTGCATATTATTTCCATCACGGAAGTAACCAAACACCCATGCACCTTCTACAATAAAACCTGGACTAGAACCTAAACCACTAATACCACTCGAGGTAATAGGATGAATCAACTGCGACCATGGTAAATCTTCCGTAGGTAAGTCATCTTTATTCTCTGTATGAATGCCCACACAGCGCACTCGTAGTCGGCCAAGTTTCTGTGGGTCTTGCCGGTCTTCAACTACGCCGTTAAACCATATGAAGCCGTTTCTTCCTAAAAAATTGTTGTCTAGCATGTTATTATTTTCCGATATATGTCTGCCTTTAAAGCACTCAGCATACGCATTAATTACCTATTTACTCTTTTCTTACGCACACCACTTAGGTACTTAGGTGTATCGTCTGTACCCTTGTCTGGTATAGTCTTCCGATTGCGTAAACTTGTTTTAAACCACTTTGAAACTCGTTTGAGTACACTCGGTGTTCTCCTCTGAACAATCAACTTGGCAACCTCTGACCTACTCAAAAAGGTATAACCTTTCAGTTTCTTTCTATGAATCATATGAGGGTGAGGTCTGTTTAATCTCTCTACCCATATTAGTACATTTCCTAACATATCTGCCTCTGCATGTCCTGTGGTGTGGTTACACACTACCTGTTTCAGTTGTTTATATCTCATATTGCTCATTGTCTAGCTGGTCACCTCATTAAGCGCCGGATTCTCTATAACTCTGTGATATCCTCGTTGTATATATTAATTTCACTTATATTCTCTTTACCTACGGCCAATGGGTCGTCCTCTCTTGGATATGGTGTCCTAACGCTGTCTTTCATACATTTGAGTACCATTGTATGGTTGTTGGTAGTAACGGCAATTGTATGTTTAATTGCCATGATTAGATATCTACCAGATGTATAAGGATTTGGTATGGCACTCTGTCCAGGTTGCATAACAGGTACGGTGAAGTTTATAATATCACCTGCGTTAAGTAATGTATTACCATATACTAATAGTGTCATGTTCATATTTCTATATCCGGCCTTTTGGCTGGTAATCTTTGGTATGGTATCACTAGCTGGTGTAAACTCGTAATCATTATGTACTTTACTTGTTTCGGTTACCACCATCTTCTTACTATCTGCGAAATCATATATTCCTTTGCCGGTATCATTTAATGGTGTATCAGGTGTGATATGTTTATCTATGTCTTGTTCATCACCTATTGATTCTAAATGAAAACCTTTCTCGTAATTATCTTTGTAATTGAAATCATGTGTTGTAATCGTCTTATTAAATGCGTCATGTACTACCAATCTATTGGCGTATAGACCGCTTCTGATATTTTCTAATGCGTCAACTTGTTTACCAAACTCATATCGTATAACCTGTTGCATACGCTTTTGTATGTCTTTGACCTCATCTTTTTTAGTGTCTTTGACTTGTGTAATTTGTGATTGAAAATTCCATCTAGTCGGTCTTGCAACTGAGCCACCCATTGCCAACATAGACTCTAAACTTCTAAAATGAAAACCTGCTGATGTTTCATAGAACAAATAACCTGCGTTATTATATTTACCAGATAATGCTTGACTTGACAAGAAATTAATGGCACTAAATGGTTTCAAACTAGGTATTACATACTTGGCATTTGTCTTTGTATCTTCTACAAATATTGGTTTCTTAGAATTTAGATACTTCTTGTTTCTAAAAATATCTTTTACTGCAACCTCTATAGGACCTGCGTATGCTCTACTGACTGTAGTTATTTGATTGTTATACATTTCAGGTGAACAGAAATAGATATTATAAAATTGACCAATGTCGTTACTGGTATCTTTTCTTACACTATCTACCTTGTATATTTGAAATGGTACACCGTTATCATTTGTATAATCCAGGCCTGGTAAACCAGGCGTATTTAATTTAAGTGATAATCTTTCTAGTCCTGTAAGAGGGAATATAGACCTGATATCCTGTGTATCATAGACAGTTATCATGCCGTTCATATTATTACTAAAAATGTCCTCTGTGATAGACATGGTCAAGGTAATACCCTTGATGTCCATAGTCTTAGGTCCACTCTCTTCTTTGTCTTGTCTGTATGAAATTATTTCTAACTCAGATAGGTTGTACTTACCAACTCTATCTAAAATATCTCGTTCAAGATTTGCCATGTTATTATTTTCTTATCAATTTAATAAATTCGTCTTCGAATGTTGGTAGATAAACAGGCATTAATATTCTAATTTGCCTCTTCTCATCTTGTAATCTTCTTTCGTATTGTATGTTTGTAACTGCCTCTGCGCCAGCGTCTGTAGCATTGCACTCTACCTTGTGGGAATAGTCACTAGGACCATCTCCTGCCTGTCTACCACTTGATTGTGTTATCTCGTAGTGATGTACTGTTTCTGGATTAGGATATTTGTCTGCGACATACTGTTGAAATACATACTCATCTAATGGCCAGTCATAATATCTATTGACAATGTTATTAATAAGTGTTATAACCCAAAAATAGTCTGCGTCACCATAAGCTTTGTATGCAACATCTTCAGGTTTCTCACCCTCTTGTACATCATACTTATCATATAGTGTGAGATTGTTTTGTAGTTTACTTCTAACCTTAACTCTTCTAAAGATATCGGTTACAGTTTTAGTGTTGCCATTTGCACCTGATAGGTTATATTCTATTAATGGAAAATGATTAAAAAACTTTGACATTATGCGCCTGCCTCAATATCTTGTTTAGTTATAATTCTGTCTTCTAACATAGATACTGTTAATTTTGTATGTACTGGTACACCGCCACCTTTTGTAACCTCACCACCAAATGTAGTGTATTGTCCGTCTGGTGCATAATCAACCTGAACATCTGTACAGAAACAAGCACCAATTTTATTTAAATGTGGGTTTACACCACCATTGTACATGTAACTTACTTTCCAATAATTTGGTGTTGTGAACACACTTTGTTGTGTCTTGTCTGCGAAACCTGGTGCTGAATTGTATTTGAATATTAAAATTATATCTTCGACTGCTTGTGCCTCTTTTACATTTCTAGGCCAAAAATCAAACTCAAATGAGAATGTTCGTTGTGATGGTGAAGAATAAAATGCCTCATTTCTAGGGTTGACCGCTACGCCAGCTCTTTTGGCTGCAAATCTTATGGGGTCACCCATACCAGCAAGTGATATGAATTCACCTAAAATCTCTTTTGCTTGAGTAGCAACACCACCTACGATACCTTGCATAGCCGCTTGTACTTTAGCAGACGCTCCCTCTGCGTCATTGATTTCCATACCTGCTTTTTCTGCGACACCAGCTAAACCTGTTTCTGTATCACTATCATAATTTTGTGAGTAACCAACTTTTACAGATTGTGGCATGTATAATGCAACTGCTGATGTTACGATACTTCTATCAGGTAATTTAGATGTAAGTTTTCTATTTCTAACACTAGGAGGTCCACCTCTATTCTTTGACATTTCTAAAAAACCACTTGTCTGTGGACTGTAACCAACAAAACCTGATTCAAACATGATGTAATGACCAAGTTCGTTACTGCCAAGGTCAAGTGGATATTGTACAGGACTAAATGATAGAGGATTTGATACTAGTTTTTGTGATGGACTATCTGGTATATCAAATGGCGACTTCTTTAATAATTGAGCCGCTACTTTACCTGCGTCTTTCTGACTACCTGAACTCATAAAATTGTTAACTATTCCAGATAGGAAAGGTGTAGATAAATTACTAGCAATGTTTTTTAGTTTAACTGACATGTATAAATAATCCTTAGTTAGTAATATTTATATAGAAAATAAGAGTGATATGAGAAAGAGTTATAAAGGTTTAT